AACCCCCTGAGGGGTTTCAGCACACTTAGAGATAAGTGTGTTCCGTTTTGGACCCAGCACCGGCGTTAGCGGGCGCTGGTGGCGCAATGAGGGGCCTCGTAATCCCGTTTTGGCCCCCTATCGTAGCTTTAAAAGCTACTAAAGGAGGTTATTATGGGTTTCGTTTACGAGAAACATCTCAAGCGGAGACACGGGAGCACGTACTTGTATAACACGGAATCGTGTCAACAGTACAAAGACACCGGCAGCGGTCCAGTGGTCTACGGCAGTCCTATTAATAGGACTTCCGGGATTCAACTGAATCGTTACACCGGGTGGTCTATTCCCGATTTCCACAGACGCGCGATGCGTGGTGAATTGTTGCCACATACTCCTTGGAGAAAGTTTACCTCTGAAGGTAACTCAACCGGAGAGTATTCGTGGACAACTACCGGAGGCACCAGTTATTGGTACGACGGTAATTACCCCGCATTTAGCGATTGGCAGCTGGCCGAGACTGACCTCGATGCTCTGGTTCCCTGGCACACGTATAGATATGTGCAAGAGGCCGCGGCAAAGATTTACAGTCAAGGTTTTGATGCCTTAACCTTTATAGCCGAGTTAAAAGACTTACGGCGCCAATTCGCGGACTTAGCTAAAAAGCTACGCCACGTAAAACTTCCGAAAAATTGGAAGGGCGCTTCAAGTGAATGGCTATCTATTCGTTATGGTTGGAGACCGCTTATCTATGATTTAATTGGCATAGATAAGGCAATCAAAAACCTAAATGATAAGAGAACCCGTTACTCGGAACGTGCAGGTTATAATAACTCTGTCACGTACTATAACACTCGTGAACAATCGTGGGCGAACTGGACCAATATAATCTCGGTTCAGGACGAAATCACGGTTCGCGAGAGAGGATCTGTGGTTGCGGATATCGAAGTACCGGCCTTCCAGTTCAATCCGTTGCAGACAGGATGGGAAATTATCCCGTTCAGTTTTGTAGTGGATTGGTTTGTGTCGGTCGGAAAATCTTTGTCCGCTGTGTCTTTTCTAACTACGCAGTCTAAATATTCAGCCAGCATAGGGCACCGTATCGAGGTTAAACGAACAATGGA